TAATGATCGAATTATAGGTATGATGCATAATGGACCAAGATTGCCAATACCATTGATCAATAAAAATTATTCGGATACTTGGCATTTTAACGAACACTATCTAAAAGCGGTACTACGAAAAAATCCTAATTTGATTTTAAACAGTAGTTATCAATCTGAACTAGATAGCCATATTGAAAATGACAAGATGTTATTCTTAGATAGTAAATCCGAAAAATTCATTATTATTAATGAGGATTTAGGAAACTATCAGGGCGCGAATTGGTTTAGTAATGATTATTGGAATATCTCAAAAACTATCAGCTACAGAATAGATAATGATTTTAATTATTATGGGGGACATTTTTTAGAAAATTCTCTAGCAAATAATCAAATCGATTTCTTATCTGATCACGATATCAAAAATCTAGGGGATCAATCCGTTTATGATTTTGTTGATGATTGCTTTTATAGTGAGGATATGAGTCCGATTTATAATCTTGTTGATAGATACAAAAAGAAAATATCTTAAATTTATTCAATAGCCTTTTAAATAGGGCTATTGACTAGATTTATATATATAAAATCCTAGTGATAGATCATACCAGAAATATTTTTTATATATCTGTATGGCTATTAAAACGGAAAAAAATATTATCTAGTAGAAAGAGAAATATAGAAATCATGCAATATAATAATTATATGGGTTATGATATTTTTATAGAGCCTATGAACAGAAACGGATTTATAAACGTTAAGGCGGTTCATCCTTATAAAGATATTATCATTAAAAGATCATATATGGATCACAGTCGAAGTTTTATATCTCGAGATATAAGACAAGAGATCAAATACCTAGAAAGAATAAAAGACTAAATGACATCAAATCAATTAGATTTATTTGATGATTATGATTTTTATAAATCATATTCTTTTAAACATATTAAAATTGAGCCTACGGGGTGAGAGCTGGGAAAAAATAATATTTTATTACTGCTGGAGGATAGCTCTGGCAGTAATATTTTATGACTAATAAATTTTTTTTCGGGAAAATTAAATTAAATTAATTTAGGACAGGCACAAGCACAAGCGAAAGTCTCATGCACAAGCACAGGCACAAGAACACGCACAAGGGCATTGACATTGTGTATGGGATTTTATATAAACTAACTATAACAACAGAATATTAAGAGGTAATATTATGATAACTAATAAAGACAGAGCCTTAAAAGTAAAAAAACTTTTATTGTTAGACGAGGACAAGCATGAGGAAGATCAAGATAATACTTATCCTAGAGTTGCTGATGTGATAGCAGATTTAAGACATTACTGCGATCATTTTAATTTAAATTGGCAAAAGGAAATAGAACTATCTGAAATTCATTATGAAGAAGAAAGCGAGGAATAAAAATGCCTAATTGGTGCAACAATACAATAACTATCGAACACAAGGACAGTGCAAAATTAAATGAAGTGATTAATTCATTAACAACAAAAAAAAGTGAGGATACAATCGAAAGTTTGTTTTTCACATACTGTAAACCAGAGCCAGATTACAAGACTACACCCGTGGCTCGAACTCACCCAGAAATAAGAGAACAATTTGCAGAAACGGAAGAAGAAAAAGCAATAGCAAGGGAAAACAAACCTACCATTAGAAAAGACAGTTGGTGGGATTGGCGAGTTCAAAATTGGGGGACTAAATGGAATATTGAAGTTCTTGAAAAAGAGGATTTACATACGGGTAAAAATGGAATTACTTTTGATTGTCAAACAGCTTGGTCGCCACCAATAGAAGCTCTTGCTGAATTAGAACAGAAGGGTTTTGAAATTCAATGTGATTACTATGAAGGTGGTTGCGCTTTCATTGGTAGATATGAAACAAACGCAGAGGAAAAAAGTTGGAGCTTACCAAAAACTCTAGCTGAGTTAAAAGACATGATGAAAGACAACGAAGTATTCAAAGACTTAGCAGAAAGTTGGGGAGTTGATTTAGACTATGAACAAATGGAAAGTGAGGAAGAATAATGAATGAAGCAGATAAATTAGATTTATTTTATGAATTGGTGCATAACGATTCAAAATTTAAATGGATAAAAGAAACTTATTATAAGAAAATTGAAAATGATAAGGACAGTGCTTTCATATTTATAATCGGTCAATTTAATGTTTGGAAGGGAAGCAAGTTTTAAATCTTAGATAAAACTTTTCTAATACTAGGCTCAAGTGAATCTTTGTAAGGTTGCGATAGCTTAAACAATGGCTCGACTTCTTTATAGTTAGTCACAAGCTCACGCACAAGCGATCCCGACCACAAGCACACTTCTCTTGTTTCAGGAATCTTAGCCATAATGAAATTGTCTTGACACAATGAAAACCTTTTTACATTCCAAGATATTTGGAAAGGTGAAAGTAATAATTGATGACCTTTTGCAATCTTCAGCTCACACCAAAAAGAAATATTCTTAGGCTCATGCAGGAACACGCCCAAAAGATCGGGAAGTCCAGGTGTCCCGTATGTTTCAATTCTAGTCCAATGAATGTTTGGAGTTATATCTTTAACGTTCTTCCAAAAAGTTGATTCCCTTCCTCGCTTTACGGAAGGGGTGGACATTCTTTTTTTTAAACCTCTTTGTGATTGTTTCTCTTTTTTCAACAATGCGTACTTCGTCTCCTTCGACAAGGCAGAGTCGAACACCGAGCTCTTTTTGTTTTGGTTTGAGTTTGTTTCCCGCACCGCCAACCGACTTGCCATTTATAATTCTACTTCCGTTGGAAGTTTTGATATCAAAGAAATGAGATCTTCCATTACTAGGATTGACAACAACAATATCTATTGGCCCTTGCTCACATGTATTGACAAAAACAAAATACCCTTCTTCAAGAAATTTGTTGATCGCTTTGTTCTGACTGATCGTCGCTTTGTATTGCCTGAGATCCATTTTCCTCCACACCACTGGGACTTTGATCAATGATAACGTTCTTTCTCATCTTGTCTAACAGATCCGTCACCTCTTCCAAAGACAGATTGTCAATAGTTTTATCCTTAACCTTATCTTTCTTATCATAAAATCCAGCAGCTTTACCTCTACTAATTTCTGCCATTAAAGCAGTTTTTAAATCAGGCTTCATATCATATTGAGCAACATCATCTGCACTAGGATTTTCGGCTCTCAAACCTAATTCATGTAGCCTTCTCATATGAGTAGCAGGAGATATTTTATATTTGTTCCATAAATCCTCTTGTAGTGCTCTTATGTAAGCATGAACTTTAGGAAATAACTTAGGGTTTTGAAGTTGAGAAGCTTTAGCTCTAGCAGATTTCTCAGGATAGCCAGCTAAAATAGCACATTCTCTTGCTGTTTTTCTATTCTCTTGAGCAACGTAGTGTTCAGCAAAAGAGGCTTGTTTCCCTGTAAGCCCGTCTCTCATTTCAGCTAATTCTTTGGTTAGCACAACAGGATCTCCAGGTTGTCTTAATTTCATAGTTAACTCCTTATAAGGAACATTCTATACAAATAATACTAAAAAAGTAAACAACATTTGATTTCCTTGCCTCTGTCTATGGTTAAAGAGAATAAGTTGTTCTCTTGAAGAATCATTGAGAGAATGAAGTATTTGTAATAACTTATTGAATTTACTATATAAAATAGGGTGAGAGAATGGAGAGAATGAATTTTGAGATTATTTTTTTTTTTATTTTTATTTTGTGTGTATGGTTCTCTTATAGTAAACTATTCTCTCCATGGTCAGTGGTTCGTGATTGTTTATCCTTTCGCAATCACAATGATTCCCTCCTTTACATTTTACTTTTCCATTGACCATGGTTCACTATTCCTGTATATTCTCCCATAGAAAGCATGGACATAACAATTAACGTTAAGACAAATGAAGGTAAGGAATATTCCTGCACCTTTATCGGTAGTAAAGAGAGGATCTTATCCTCAATGCAAGACTACATCAAAAAGAATATAGACCATCACGTCAATGTAGTTTTCAATAACGAAGAAGATAAGAGTCAGTTTACTTACCCAGAATTGTTTAGTCCCGCAGAATAGGAGAGAAAGATGAAAATAGACGTAAGATCAGAAGAGAGCTGTTATATAGAAATAAATGGTTGGATTATTTATCTTGATGATTCAACAGGAGAAATGATAATAGACAAATGGAAAAAATCTTAGAGTTCAAAAAGAAACGTCCTAAAAGAGAAATCAAAGAGGATTCCTTTGTAGCAAGATTGCCTTATCCGATAAGCATTCATACATTAGTGGATTTGGCGGAAAGAATGGGCATTGAACACGAACATATCGTAATGCCTGCTCTTAAATTTATCGAACGGACAGTCGTTAAAGAAGAAAAGGAGAAACAGAAATGAACTATAAATTCGATCACATAGCAAAAAGACTATTAGAAGAGCATGGGTGGATCCGTGTTCCGTGGTTCATCCCTCTATCACAAGAGGTAAAGAAAGAAGATAAGCTTATTAGGTTAGAAAAAGCCATTAAAAGCAAATGAGATATGGTAGAAACGGAAGACTCTATCCCTTAGAGATGAATCAAAAGTCTTTGTTTTATTTACAGATGTTTCTACATCAATACAAAGATGATGGTCTTCGAGATACCGACGAAAAACGACGAGCCTACGATCATGCTATGAATCAGATACGCAAAGGAATAGCACAGGTCTATGCTCGTCAAAACATGAATGGTCTAAAGCCACCAAGAAAATATAACTTTAGGAGTAAAAACAATGGGAGTTAAAAATCCAATCTACGACTACAGTGATCAAAGGTTTTCTGTACGTCATAAAAAAGAAGAAGCAAAACGGAAAAAATAACTAATTAATAATGTAATTTGGAGAAAGCTATGGCACTTAAAGAACAAGTAGGCAATGTTTACAGCGCAGGATTAAACAACGTGGGATCTTATCAGGTCTCTGGAATTCCATGGATAACGGGCTCGGCAGCCTTGGGCGCTAGCTCAGAGCACACGGTTTCTTTTCCTTACGTGGCAAGATCTGTTTGTGTTGTTAATCATAGTAGCGATACAATTCGAGTCCACTTTAATCCCACCAGTGCTGGAAATGTTGTTGGTGGGCTTCACTTTGTAGAGTTAGACTCCGATGAAGATGCATACACGTTCAATGTGAAGTGTAAAGAAATCTATATTTCGGCTCCGTCTGGTGGCAGTGCTCGAGAATATAGAGTTATAGCGGAACTAACAAACATTCCGACCCAAAGGATGTATACTCTTACTGGGTCTGGGTTAACAGACTAGGAGACTGAAAAAATGGGATTTGGCGGCGGTGGTTTTAAAGGTGGTTCCGGCAAGGTCGGAACAGATCAAGAAGTTAGTGGAACTCTTCATTTAAGCGAGGAGCAGTCAGGAGACCCTACTGCTCCTGGCAAG